AATTCTTTTTTGTATGTATTATACAAAAAAGAATTTTTTAATGCTATACCTTTGTGCAAGCTAAATCATTTAATTTTATCTAAAACCTTAAATAAATTGTTAAAAAATACCTGATATATCATAATATAAAATAAACACTCGACACGAAATGTATTAGAAAAATCCCCATGAAAAGAAAGAATTATTCTTGCCATTGTATTTAAATCGATTAATTCTCTTCTAATAAATTTATTTTCTGATGAAATTGTCCATATTGAATAGCAGATGTCATTCGAATATTTTTGGAATGTATTTTTATGAAGAGTTTCATCTGTTACTAATTTCGATATAATATGATTGATATCAATATAATATTTACCATCAACATAATAGTATAAATATATATTTGAATAGAACACAAAAACACATTTATTTATTGGCTGGAGTATATCAAATAATATATTTGGAATACCGATATTATTTGCTATTATATTGTCTTCTTCATACACATAATCGGGAATATTTTTATCAAAAATTGACTCTGTTAATGAAATCTTTGATATATCATTGATAATTCCAAAATAATTAGAACCACTATTGGCCATCATGCTAATTGTTTTAATTAATATTGGTTTATATTTAGAACTCAAAAATTTTCTTTTTTCGGCGTACTGGTTTTGAGGGTGGTTCGAAATTAGGATTTATCATTGTAATTAAATTATCAATACTAATAGAACCAATATAAATTGTTTTATCCTTGTGACAAAAACGAAAACATCCAAATTTAATAGAATATGCGTCTTCATTTTGGTTAATAATCAAAAATGCATTTTCTTTATCATGAATTTTTCCGGATAAAATACATTTAGTTGCTTTTATTCTAATTAGTGTCATTATTTTTCCATTAATTTTACCCATTTTAAATACTCCTGGCCTGATAGTATTATACATTTCGTATGCTTTTTCATATATTTCTTGCTTATAAACTGGTTTTTCGATTTTTGTTGGTTTTAATGTAGAAAAATCAAATTGCTCAGTATCATCATCATCATTAGTTACCACACCCAATACATTATCAAAAACACCATTATTAATATTATCCTTGGTAACCAATTGTTCATTTATTCTTTGGTTTTTAAAATAAATACGAATAAGTGAATCGGTAAGAATATGTTTATCGTCATCAAAAACTAATGGATAACCATCAATTTTTTTAGATCCAACCATTCTAAGTGATCCTCGTTTTCTAACAATTTGGAAATCTATCAATTTAAAAGATTTTATCCAAAAATATTTTTCCTCCCAGACAATACAAAATAATTGGTAAAATATTTTGGACATCCCAATCCAATCATCAAAATACATATTTTTAACCGTTAAATGTTTGGAAAATTTACGCGGGTTTTGTGATGTTGACCAAACAAAATCCAGTATTTCAATATCAATATTATTAAAATATTTTTCCACTACCTCTAAAATAGTGTCTTCAATTTGTTTTTTAAAATTTTTTGGTACAATAACACAATCTTTTTGCGCAGTATCGCTGTTATTAGCAATTTTAATATCAAAATCAAAAACTAATCGACCAGATTGATTAATTCTACTGTTAACATGATCAATCAAAATTTCATGACAATGTTTATATGTATCTCTCACTTTGAGAAATTCTTTGAATGTCGGAAAAACTGTATAGTATCGACCAATCTGTCCTGAAGCTGTCGTTCTTTCGTTTGCTATAATAAATGCTGTTTTACTTTTGATCGCAGAATTAATAGCATCATTCATTGTAAAATATTTAGTAGCTGTAATAGATTTGTTATAAATTTCAACATCAGTGCTCATGAACTATTAAATAATTCTATATCTTAATTATTTATAATTTTCATATCGTACCAGTTTTTAAATTATTATTAAAAAAATTAAATGCAAAAAAACGACAATAAAAAAAATTGATAATCTAATAAACTGGAATATATTAAACAGCAACCAAATTAATTTAGGAAAGCCTAATACTTCAGTATGGCAAATTATAATAAAACAAAAATCCTACTAAAAAACTTTTACACAAATAAAAATTTAAATTCCGAAAATAACTTATCGCATACCTTTTTTTATCAAAAAGATGATTTACATTGCGATATTAAAAATGTTTATTATTTTGTGGTTTGCCAAAAATCATCAGGAAATGGCGATTTGTTTAATGCAATTAAAACATATTTTATCCTTAAAAAATATTTTACCAATGTTTTTGTGCTAGTCAAAAAAGATGATATTGGTGATCATATTGCTACGATGTATCCCTCTAAAAATATTAGAATTGTTACGATTGAATTATTGGAAAAATCTTGTCGTGATAGTATAAAAATAGCAGCTTCAAAAAAAATATTTATTATGTGCGCATTGCCAATGTTTAAAGACCGGTTTAATGCTATTCCGAAACCAAAAAAATATTTGTTTATTGATGAATATAATGGTTGGAGAGTGAGATATGTTGACACTAATATTGATACTAAGACTGAGCCCGATACCAATAACCAACCTTCTGAAACAGATATTAAATGCTATAAAGACAGATCACATGACAAACTGGAATGCCAAAAATGTTTAGAGAATGAATTTAATTTAGTATATCGAATATCACCTAAATTGGAATCTCCTGGTAATAATTTTTGTATTAGTTCTGGTATAGGTATAACTAAACATAATATGCAAACAATTGGTGTACATATTATGGCAAAAGAATTGTATCCTACTCAAAATAAATTTTTAAAATATTTTTTCAAAAAAATAAAACATGGTAAATATTATTTTATTTATTTTTCTTGTTCGGAACAAAAAAATGACAATACTGTATTTTATTTGGACAGATTTTTTGATGTGATACAAAAATTAAACGAAAACAAAGGTACTAATTTTATTATTATTGACCCAATAAAATATTTGTATGCGCAAAATCATATTATATTTCGAAGCGGTGACATTGTTGCATTCCACGATGAAGGATATTATATTCAAAATACATTATCAAAAAATAAATTTTTATATTCGGATTTCATTGACCATAAAGATATGCTTAGTTTGATGAAATATAGCGAACCTCAAATTTTTTTAACAGGTGACCAAAGTTTTATTGAAGGTATATCATTATTTTTGCAAGAATCGACTAAAATTATTTTACCAAATACAATCCTGGAAAAAAAATCTAATTCGACAATTTATGAAAATCACCGAAAATGTATTACCATCTGATGCAGAATTAATAAATTTACAAAAAATAATTTATGGACCCAACGAACCGGATAAACATAATGATATTGTATATTTATTAAAAAACAAATCAACTGAACTATTAAATCAAAGCACAATAGTTTATCGTTATATTATTGAGAATTACAATATTGAAAATTTTTTAATTAGTTTTTGTCAAAGAATGATTTATGAGGATGATATTACAATTCCAACAATAAACAATATGATTTCATTATTTTTGCGAGGAATAGAGTTTGAAACAGAATACCAAGAAATGGCATCATATATTAATAGTAAACATGCAAATAATAAAAGAAAAGCAACAGATGAAACTAATTCAAAAAAATGTACCGAACCAGATAAGAAAAAAATTAAACTAGTTGATAATATGGTAGGCGAATTATAAATATAGATTAAATTCAAATAACAATTGTTAAAGAAATATTTTCGTTTGTACGATTTATATGTTTGGTAGTAACTGGTAAAAAAAATGATTTATTATTATTTTCGATTAATAAAACTTTATCAAGATTTCGGTAGCAATGGAAAGTAGTAATCCCATTGGATATTTTCACAAATGCATTCTCATGTTCATGTATTCGATGACAAATATAGCAATATGAAGGTGTTTTTCTTCGATAATTATATGTAATATCCCCATTATTGTTATTAACCGTTTGGTTTACCATTTCGAATGTATTTAAAAATTGGTATTTGTCATTTTTACTGATTGTACTAATAATATTAGTTTTATCGATTATCTCAATAATAGGTATTGAAATAATATTTATTGGACACGGTATTTTTAATTTATCATAGGAAATATTTTGTTCAAATCCATAATTCCATTCAAAAGGTGGACGAATCAAAGAATCCTCAAACGATAATTGAGTGTTATCCAATACTAGAAGACCACTATTATCTGCTTTGGTTGAGCCAACAAATCGTAAACTACCATTTTTCCTAATAATTTGTTTATCAACAAATAATAATGCCTCACAATAATTAAAATTACTATTCCATTTCTCAATAAAAATTTGATAAAACTGGCGAGCCATTGGTACCCAATCTTCAAAATAAAGTTCTTTTATTGTTAAATGTTTTGATATTTTGGACAAATCATCAGAACTTGACCAAACAAATATTAGTTTATTTGTGTTAATGTTATGATACAAATTATTACAAACTATTTTAATAACGGATTCTATGTCAAGTTTCCATTTATTTACATCAAACAAAGCATTTTTTTTTTCAAGATCAAAATCAAAACATAATCTTCCGTCTTTTCTATTAACAAATGATCCATTTATCTTATTATCATTTGGACTAATAATAATTTCATGTAGTGAACCATAATTTTGTTTACTAGTTAAAAATTTATCAAAATCAACAAATGAAAGAAAACGATATTCTTTATTTTTGAACCAACCAACAATATAGCTTTTTTCGTCAGCGAATGTGATTGCTTGTGATAATTTATAGTATACTGTTGTCATATTTAATTCTAATTTAACAATAATAAATTTAGAATTGGACATTGATTTATCAATTTTTTAAAAAATTGATAAATCAATTCATATTAAATAAAAAAAATATTTAGTGACTATCATAATTAATGGAAACTAATACAAATACTGATACTAATTCTGTGCAAATAAACGAAGAGGATGTTATTCAAATGAATGAAGCTTACAAAAAACAAAGATTATTCGAATTAAAAAACATTCCGAATCTTTATCCGCATAATTTTGTTTTGACCAAAAATTTATCATCGTATCGTAAAACATATGATTACCTTAAAAATGATGATATTCTGTTTGATGTTGTAGAATGTTTGGCCGGTAGAATACAAACTATTAGAATTTCAGGTTCTAAACTTTATTTTGCTGTTATTGAATCCGATGGTATTTTACTTCAAATATTAGCTAATGCCAAATTTTATAATAGTCATGAAACTTTCGTACACGACAAAAAAATACTTCGTCGTGGCGATATTGTTGGTGTGACCGGACATCCAACTAGATCCACAAAAGGCGAATTAAGTATTCTTCCACAAAATGTAACCATATTAGCACCGTGCTTGTATTCTGTTCCAAAAAATACGGCATTACAGTGTTTGGTCGATAATGGTCTTCGTTTTAATCAACGATATTTGGATTTAATAGTTCATTCTGAAAATAGAGAAATATTTAAAACAAGAGCAAAAGTCATGAAATATATCAGGGTAGTAAATCCATATAAAAGTATATAAATTTATTTATTATAATTGCAATAATGAGATCCAAAGAAATTCTCAAATTACTTAAAGTTTCAAGAGTTACTTTATCATCTTACGT